AGATATACCTGTAAAGAAACTTGTCATTCTCATGACATGTGAGAATGGAGAGGTGACTGTTTACGAAGAGTATGATAAAATGAAATATATGAGATTATTAGTCAAGTACATCGAAAAATTTGTGGAGGACAAATTAAATGGCAACCAAAAATGAAATGAGAGCAGTGCTAAAGAACAAGTTTCTTTGTCAAGATAAATTCACCAACGACATTGAGAACCTTGTCCAAAACAATTTGGATATGAATTATATTGAGGCAATATGCCATTACTGTGAAGAGAATAGTATAGAGATAGAATCAGTTACAAAACTCATTACTAAACCAATGAAAGAGAAGTTGAAAGGAAATGCGATGAACCTAAATTACTTGAAGAGAACTTCGAGGGCAAAATTCCTTGCTATCTAATGTAAAAGAAAAGAAACTCGCTGCTGCATGTCTAAAAAATCATGACATCAATGAGTTGTCACGTAAGGTAAATTATATAAGGTCACTCAAAGGTTTTTGGACAGATAATTTCAAGTCAATAACAAAAGAAGAACTCGCAAGTCTGGAGAAGGAACGTCCTACTACCAGACTTCTTAGTATTCATACCATAAATGGTTGCAATCTTGCATGCAGAGCATGTAATCACAATAGTAGTTTGTTGAGTGCCAACAGCACAGTAAATATAGATCAACTAATCAAGGACATAGAAAACATATTACCAAAGATATATGTTTGGAGTCATGTTAGTGTGATTGGTGGTGAACCTTTACTTGAACCAAGAACTAAAGAAGTAACCAGAGTTCTAAGAGAATTATGTTACGGTGAACGTGACACACAACCATGTAATGTAAAATTGTTCAGTAATGGATCAAGACTTCTGCAAGAGAAGGAGTGGATAGTTGATGAGATGTTGAAGGGTGTGGTTTTTAGATTGACATTTCACTTTCCATGGTACACTACTAAAGGATATAAAAATTGGCAGAATGCATATGAGTTTGCAAAGTATGCAGAGTCAAGGGGCGTAGACTTAGATGGAAACACATTTGAGTTGAGTGAGGCATTTAGATTAGATAATGGACAACCTAGAGTGTGGTTCGATCTATTCAAGTATGATTATAGTGATGGTATAAAGTATTATCCGCATGAAGATGGTAATATAATTGAGAGTTTCAAGCATTGCAGTTGCCCTAACTCACAATTATACAATGGACATCTATGGAAGTGTCCTATGATGTCATATCTTAGAGAATCTCTTGAAGCAACAGGTCAACTTGAAGATCCTGCATGGCAAAAATATTTACAGTATAAACCCACTAGCATTGACTCAAGTGAGGATGATATAAGAAAATCATTCAAGGAGGTGCTGAATCCCACATGGATATGTAATATGTGTGCAGCAAATCCTAAATGGTTTACCGCAGCACAGCAATTAGATGCTACAATGAAGAAAAGTGTAGCAATGCATGATCAAAAAACCTATGACACCCTTTGATACTTACAAGGAGTATCTTGGATACAAGAATCACTTTACCAAAGAAAAGTATGACTACCACAGATATGGTGGTAAGTCTAGGGCAAAGATCGACTCTTTTTATAAAAGAAAAGATAGATATTTTTTTGAAAAAATGTCTAGAAAATATAAAGATGAGGAGATAAAAGATTTCTTCCTTGCAAATTTTGTAGACACAGACAATCCAGAAGGATTGTGGATAGGAAACATCATAAGGTCTGGTGAGGGTGTGTATAAGCAGTGGCAGAGGAGACAGCAAAGCATGTACTATAATTTCAAACAAAAATCTAATGAGTTGATGAATCAATACACCTACGATGAATTGTTTGACGCATCAAGTGGTCACCCACCCATACTCAAAGAACACTTAGCAGGTAACGTGAGTGCAGAGGACATGTGTGTCTACGAAAAACTGTTTGGATACTGTAAAGATTACGACAGACAGTTGAAAGATCCAGTGTGGAAGGTGATAGGTATGAAGATTAGGAAGTACATGCCATTTCTAAATATTGACAAGCAAAAATATAAACGCTATCTTATGAGTTGTATAGAGGATAAGAATGACTAATTTTTTTGAATCAGATCAGGTAAGAAGGGAGATGGAGGAGATAACTTGCTTGCAAAAAGAATTATATGATGTTATTCTGAAGTTTCCCATGATGAGTCCAGAGGCAAAGGTAGAGCACATAGATACTGTCATGGAGTTGCTCGAAAGACAGCAGATTATGTGGACTAGATTGTCACTAACCGATGATCCTGATGCAAAGAAGATGAAGGATTATATATCCTCTCATTCTAAAGAGTTAGGTTTCGGTGACACTGACTTGACTACCATCTTTACAAACATGAAACGCACCCTTGAACAGGTGCAATCCAACCTCAAAAAATAATGTCATTTCTCGTACATAATTTACCACCGTTCTCGGTGTATGTGAAAAAAGAATTTTTATATGACCACCAGAAAGGTCATGGTGAAATCACACCTGGTACATGGATATCAGTCAAGAGTGTGCAGCACAAAGCATTGTACTTCGAGACACTGCTGTATGATTACGGTGCACTCTTTGACAAGTTACCAATCAGTGCCTTCGTATGGAAAAAGGACTATGATGTTGACAATCAATTACCTCTTGATCATCTTCAAATATGGGATTGTTTTGATTATGATCTGACTGTCATAGAGAAACCATTACTAAACAGGTGTCAGTTTTTTGGTAAGGATAGGCAGATGCACAAGGGGCAGTACTGTTTTACAATTGACAATTGTCATTCACAGTCATCCACATTGAATACAAACTATAGTCAAGATGATCCAGAACATAAGTCATTCAATTGCATTGCGTTAGATAATGGACAGTTTGCTTTACAACCTAACAATAGAATAATATGGAAGGATCAAAGTCTCATCTCTGACAAGACAATACCACCAGATTTTGAGGTCTGTTCACAAAATTACATGGTTGAAAACTCTGACAAATGGTCTGTAGGTCACACAACTGAGTGGGCATACAAATCTAAGTGTGAAGAGGATGAAGATATACTTTGATGGCGACTCATTCACTAAAGGAACTGAGTTAGTAAACAAAGAAAGAGATAGATTCAGTCGTCTCATTTGTAATTCATTAGGGGCAGAAGAATATAATATTGCAAAGGGTGGATCAAGTAACCTTGCCATAACTCGAAGACTTATAGTTGAGAATGATATAAGTCAATATGATTATGCAATAATCAATATGACCATGGCAATGAGATTTGAGTTTTATGATGGTGAAAAGTATGTCAGTATAAGACCTCCGTCAAAGATAAAAGGTAAGCATGGGTCTCATCTACTCAAAAAGTTGGAGACTTTTGATGTCATAGAGTGGATGAGAAAATTTTATAGTGACATTTACCATGATAAATTAGGCAATGATTATGAGTGCATGTTGTATAATTGCATTCGTAATCATTGTAAAGTGCACAATGTGCCACTAATACTGACGACCAATCGAACATTTGGTAGGAAATATAGAAACCTTGAATCTCTTGTTGACTTTCACCTAAATTTAGATAAGTATCCAAAGATGGGTGAGGGACATCCAAGTAAAAAGGGTCATGAGATGATTGCCTCAGATATTCTTGATATAATCAACAGTGAAAATTTATTTTGACGGTGACTCCTTCACAAAAGGAACAGAATTATTCAAGCAAAAAGATACTAGATTTAGTCGCTTGATATGTGATGCTCTTGGAGCAGAGGAGTACAACATAGCGGTGAGTTCATGTTCCAATCATGCTATCGTAAGAAGACTCATTTTAGAGAATAATATATCTGATTTTGATTATGCTGTAATTCAAATGACATTGCCAATGAGAGGGGAGTATTATGATGGACAAAACTATAGATCTATAAGACCAAATACTTCACAAGGTAGAGGTGAATATAAAAAATGGTTGTGGTATTATTACCAAAACATATACCATGACAAGTATGGTAATGATGATGAGTGTATCTTATATCATACTATAAAGAATCATTGTGAGGTGAACAATGTTCCAGTCATAATCCTGACTAACCGTACCTTTGGAACGTGGCAAGCAAAGAATAAGGGTAAGTATAGAGTGATAAATTCACTCGTTGAGTTTGATCTAAATCTTGAGCATTATCCCAAGGCACCATGGAGAGGACACCCTGATGAGGAGGGTCATAAAATGATTGCAGAAGATATATTATCTCTGTTGACAAAGCATAAATAGTATACTATACTAAACTTGCGTATGCAAGGTGTTAATCCACCAATCTATTCAATACGACGAATACTACGAGTCAAATTTATGACATTTGCAAATCTAAAAAAA